TCAGTCAAATAATTTATCGTCTGCCTCATAAGTTTCCTGAAACGTGAGGCTATTTGCATTAGGAACTGGATCATCTGCGTGTTGAATAATGGTTTGGCTTTTTAAAATGCTTTGCTTGAAAAAGCGTTTGCAAATTATCTCACCGTTAACTGGAAGCCAATGCGTGGCCTCTGGAAATAGCGTAGAATTTATAGGGTTTTCCGCGTTTGGGTTATGAAAAATTTCAATTTCTGAAGTCCATGGCTCATAACTATAGGGTTCCCAAAGACGACGATATTGGTCACTGGCTACATCCATACTGAAGGGGATGCCACGTAAGGCTCCCGCCGAGTCATTAGCGAACTCACCAATCCTTATGTACCGGTAGCCTTTGATCAAGGCGCCGGAAGAAACAGGTACTCTGCTCAGCTTGGATAAAGTCGCAGAATTAGAAAAAATAACCGCCGAGAGAGCAATGTTATCGTGTGAATTAAACAAACCAGCACGGATTTTGGGGTCGCTTTTGAGGCAGTCGACAGTTTCTGCTACAGCCACAACCTTCCCATCTATTTCTTTTTCTCTTCCATAAAATCCATAGAGATAGGTAATTAGAGCCTCACGGCTCCACATCATTGAACCGGGAGCGTGAAAGTCCGCGATAGCAATGGCAAACGGCTTTCCTTCGACATGAGTGAGACTAGTGTAATTCTTGCGCAGTTTATTCCTTAGGGTCCGCGCATAACGTTCAGCCGCAATTCCCGATACCCTGTCTTGTCGGTTTAAAGGAAACGTCAGAGGTTCAGCCCTGGCATGGTCGTAACGGTCCGATGGATTAACTGTCACAGCTTCAATCCAGGCTTCTCCACCTGACCTGTTTATTACGTGAAAATCAGGAGAGGGGTACTCCTGAGTGACTAACAACCCCTGTTCACGGAAACTGGCCAGGAGCATGGCTTCCCAAATACGTGTATGAAAGTTATCAGTCTGGCACTCTCTTGCCCAGTGAGTATCCGGATTTGGCATTGCAAGATACAATTGATTAAGCATCCATGCGCCAGGTGCTCTACAAGGATGTCCAAGTAGTTTGAATATGTTACTTGGTTGTCTACCTTCAACATCCCAAAGCGGTGCGCGCCTGCGTGTACCCGGAGGCAAAGGGACGCGACTCGCAGATTCATCGCATGCCTCACGTATAATTGTGAAAGCCTCTTCTTCACTATATGAATCTGACTCCCAGCGTAGCACTGCCCATACATCGTCCTCACGACGCCGCATTATAAGAATGCCATGCTTTCCGCTGTGACAATTACGTGTCAGTGCACAGACTGTGACATGATCATGACTACCCCAAGCGCTAACTGGAGGATCATCCCCAAATCCCAGACCTCGGGGAAGCGATAAGGCATATACATCGAATACACAAGACGGAATGGGAGTCATCGAAAAGTCTCACTTAATGAGCCTAAAGATAGCGGCAAGCAGACCATAAAAGACCGGTCCATAAGTAGGTACCTTCTGCATTCGTTAGCGATTTTTTGACTTTGCTAGCAGTCAAACCCAACAATTAACTCTTCAGTAATCTCACTTAAGGAGACTATGCCTTTATATCCAGTTTCAACGTATGGGACCACCCTATCACTCCATGCCTCTTCTGCTTTCCATGCAGTCCAGGGGATCAATTTATCGAATTTGCTTTCATGAAGAAATAGTATTGAAATTCTATCATTAGGCACATGTTTTATAAACTGAGTTGGAAAACATTTATAGGCATGTTCTTCCCAATGCTTAGTCCCATAACATCTGTAGTCAAAAAAGGAAACACAGTTACGCCGTCTGAAAAAACCATTTGATGAGTTTCCAAATCTTGACATCTGCAATAATTCCGAGTTTGGGATCAAAGCGCCGGACTGTTTTATGAGAGACATATTATTTTCAGGCGTAACATGGAACACTCTTCCTAAAAGAGCAGGTAATATATCATTGTGAGATATGATTTTGAGTTGACTGACTTTCATATATCTTGACCATCGAAATATGGATTAGTGCAATACGTTAACATAGCATAATGTCACTAGCGTCTCCTATTGGCACATAGCAGTCCTAGAGACACTGGCGTAAAGCCATGGAGGATCGGTGGGAGGAGGCGCTAATCCTTTCATACAAAAAATATGTAAAATCAATAACGGCTGTAAATCATTCAATACTCGCCCTATCGGAAGTTCACCAGCCAACCGCAGCACGTTCTTGCATACGACGTGGCTGCGGTTTCAACTCCCGCCAGCTCCACCACTTACTCTTCCGGATACGTCCGGACAAATCCTGAAAGCCCGCATGGCACAAGCCCTGCGGGCTTTTTTGTGTCTACTGTTGTCCGAGGATATCCAGCTAAATCCAGTGATTATTGGTATACGTTTAGGTATACGGTAGGATGTATACCTAAAGGCGTATACCAATTCATGAAGGAGCGGCCAAAGTGGCAAGAACGACACGCCCCCTGAGCAACACAGAAGTTCTGCGCGCTAAAGCGTTAGAAAAGGATCTAACGTTGCATGATGGCGATGGTCTTTTTCTGCTCGTTAAAACGAACGGTAAGAAGTTATGGCGTTTCCGTTATCAACGTCCAGCAACAAAGCAGCGAACAATGATAGGGCTAGGTGCCTTCCCCGCCCTTTCACTTGCTGATGCCCGACGGTTAAGAGCGGATTATCTTTCCTTGTTAGCCAACGGAATTGACCCGCAAATTCAAGCTGAAATTGCAGAGGAACAGCAGCAAATCGCACTAGACAGTATTTTTTCAACGGTCGCCACTAACTGGTTCCAGCTTAAAAGCAAAAGCGTTACCCATGATTACGCGAAAGACATTTGGCGTTCACTAGAAAAAGATGTATTCCCTGCCATCGGTGAGATCCCTGTTCAGCAAATCAAAGCCCGAACACTTGTTGAAGCCCTTGAGCCAATCAAAGCTCGTGGGGCGCTAGAGACCCTTCGTCGTCTGGTGCAGCGCATTAACGAGATAATGATTTATGCCGTAAACACTGGTCTGATTGATGCAAATCCAGCATCAGGTATTGGGATGGCTTTTGAGAAACCTAAAAAGCAAAACATGCCGACGCTCCGGCCAGAGGAATTATCGAAGCTGATGCGTTCTTTGATTATGTCTAATCTGTCTGTTCCGACTCGCTGTCTAATTGAATGGCAACTCCTGACCATGGTGCGCCCTTCTGAGGCCTCCGGTGCTCGGTGGGCAGAGTTCGATCTCGATTCAAAGTTCTGGACGATTCCAGCAGAACGGATGAAGGCCAAGCGTGAGCACATTGTTCCTCTGTCTCCACAGGCATTAGAAATTCTGAAAGTAATGAAACCAATCAGTGCTCATCGTGAACATGTTTTTCCCAGTAGAAATGCCCCTAAACAGTCAATGAATAGCCAAACTGCTAATGCAGCACTCAAACGCATTGGTTATGGAGGGAAATTAGTTGCTCATGGGTTACGATCCATCGCAAGTACTGCGCTCAATGAAGCCGGATTTAATCCTGATGTAATTGAAGCAGCACTTGCTCACTGTGATAAGAATGAAGTTCGAAGAGCATATAATCGATCCATTTATCTAGAGCAACGCATTACATTGATGGAATGGTGGGGTAATTATGTTCATAATCAAAAACTCATATCGTACAGTTTAAATCATTGCTAAAAAACATCATTCAAATACACAGAAACGAAATAAAAACTGCACAATGTTAACTTTTCAAAGATGGCTCAATAAGAGCCATCTTTAATTTTAACGTTTAGTCACTGTTATGCTCGTGCTGAAAGGAGGATATGCTGAAGTTGAATGCACTTCATCATAAACTGCTACCACATTACCACTTTCATCTAATTGATGATAAACATACTCATCATTATCGCGTCCTCTTTTTAATCCTTTCCACTCCATTGATACTTGTTCAATAGTATGGTTATCTGGAATTGAAAATTTCTTTCTAACATTATCTGACATAATTAAAGCCCTTTCATTTTTGTCTAATTAAAATATCTTTAACATTCGACCATTCATTTAACAAACCAATATTCACATTACCATCTGCAACTCTCACATTAATAACCTCCGGTCTTAAGCCTGATAATTCATGAAGAAGCCTTGAGCTTTCAATAGAAAATGCTTTGAGAGAGTTAAATCCAATTATCACCCGATTAAAATACTGCTCACTTATTCGCTGAACACCTAAAGTCAAATCATTTGGATCCAAACATATCTGTATTGCGAATTGCCCATCCATTATGAACACAGCGTGTACATTATTTTTAAGAAACTCAGCTCTAACTTCTTGAAGATCAGTTAAAATATAAATTAAAACATCATTCTGCAAAAAAGCAACCAACGCCTCTTTTTCTAGGGACAAAGTAAAAGGATATGCAGTCCCCCAACTTTCCTCAGGAGTAAGCGAGTGTATTAGTGTCGACTCCCCAATATCTATACCAATACAATTTTCCATTGCGTTTTCTAGTTGCTTTTTAGGCAAGTCAGTTCTTACACAAAAATAAACAAGCCCCCTTTCAACCTCTTTACTAGCATATCCATCAATGAGGGATTGTTTTATTAAGAAGTTGATATCCTCATAAAAGGTAATTTCTTCACCTTTATTTTCAACCCTATATGCATCCAATCCATTTTTGAAAGAAGGTGCATAGTCATTTCTATAAAACTCTGATAACTTATGCAATTCAACCAATTGTCTGCTAACTCTTGCCCTAGGTTTTTTTTGCATTTTTCTCTTTACCTCAATAGGGACAGGATCACTCATTCCTAACGCACAAACATCCCCATGACGTATGACATTAGTAATATCACACAAAACCACTGGAATATTGCATCGCAGCCCCATTTTGAAAACCTTCCACTCTTGCCTGAACCCCTCTTTTCCTGAAATAAAACCTGCATCTTCCTTTACATTATAGTCATCATCATAATATAGAACTTTCAAATTAGAGTTCGGAACATAAATATTTGCAATGCCATCCCCGAAAAATCGCCACGTGACTATCAATTCTTTCCTAGCACTCAGCCTAGAATCTATTTTTTTAAGAATTTCCTTTATACCTTTTGACTCTACCTTATTTAACCTCCCACTTCCTTTTATTTTCTTTAAGCGCGCACGTGCTTTCTTAAGTCGGTGTATTCTCTTTTCTTCCTTAACTATTTTTCGTATTAAGAACTTATGAAACTCAAGCAATAAATAATAATTACCCGGTTCTTTTTTTAAATCACTTATAAACCTTGATGCTTCAACAAAACCACATTGATATTGAGGAAAACGCATGAGCCACCCCGTTACATTTCACTGATAATCATAGAAAAACTCATAGTGAGGTGCAGGTCAAGCAACAATTTTGAAAATTGCGTAGTTCCCCCTCATAATTTACTTATTGGGTTTTTATATACACTTAAGATAAAAAAATCTCAGCTAAATTCGTAGATCGTTTCTGATTCAGATGCATTGGCAGTTTATGGTCACCACAGGAAAGAATACTTCAGGTTAATATCTATAACCGAAGTGAGCGGTTTCAGAAGCAACAGAATCGGCATCATACCCACTATCCCCCCCCCCCTACTCAGCTCTGTGATACGTTCAGGCCGTAAAAAAATAAATAAACAGTTAATGCATGCGCGCGGTGCTTTCCCCGCCTCGCCCGCCCGCTTTGCAGGGCGGTTTTAATGCAGTTGCACAGTCACGCTCAGGCCGCGCCGGGAATGGCGCGGTCTGCAGAAAATGAGGCAGGGAAACGCATGCAAAGCCATGCACCTTATCGATGCATGGCTTTTTTCAGTAAAAACGGGCGGATTTTCGGGGAATTTTACACAGACTGACGTGATGCCAGTTGCGCACTTTTACGCGAAAAAATCATGTTCTGCGCAGGGGTGAATTTTTCACGGCTGTCATCCACCGAAGCCGCGTCAGGCCTGAATCCGATGGTCGTTAAAATGTCGCTATCCTGTGCGGAATAATTAATTTTTTCCCCCTTCGCAAGCCAGGACAGGAGGGCTTCACGCAGGGCATCTGTGGCACGCTGTATGGCACAGTTTCGGGCAATGGCCGTCAGCTCACTGTAGCCCATCAGCTCCGGTGCCAGTGCGGCCGCCAGTACTGTGCCGTGCTGCTGCATAAAATCATTCAGCCGGTCGCGGATGCTGATGTGCTGAACGGCTTCATGCGAACGAATATAACGACTGGCGGCCTGATTCACCTGCCATTTTCTGACTTCGATAATATTGCGTAATTCGTCCAGGCGACTGACGTTTCTGCCTTCTCCTGACAGAAGCCGCAGGTATTCCTGTTCGGCCGCTGCCAGCTCATTTTTGCGTTGCAGCCATGCTGCTTTGTTATTCTGACAGGTGTCAAAGGCCTGCTGTAAGGCTGTGCTTTCCATCGTTATCTCTTTCTCATCATGCTGAAGAATAAAAATACGGTGTGCGGCGACGGCCGGTGTTAACCGGCAGCCCTCATTCCAGACGCAGCGAATATGATTGTGTTTTTAACCGTACTGGCGGCAGTTCCTGTTTTTCATGCAGGCATTCTGCCAGTTCGTCCGGTGTGACCGGGCGGACAATGAAGCGGTTGATGGTCTGAAGCGTTTTAAACACCAGACCACAGCCCGGATCCGTGCACACATAAAAACGTTCGGTGACTTCCTGAGACAGACGCCGCGATGTTCTTGACAGTGCAAGGCCTTTACATCTCCGACAACAATATCCGGTAACAAGCATTCTTTTCGGGCGTTTCATACTGCCGGAGGCTGACGTCAGTGAATCGCGGTATCTCTGTTTGCCTGAAATGTATTCCATTCCTGAATCTTTACAGTCAGAGAAAAAGCTTTCACTCGCTTCAAATGTCGCAGAGCAATAAATATTCCGGCACTGTGCAATCATTATCTTGGTGCCATCGTCCATGAAATGTGCGCGACGGGTGTGAGCAACATGTCCACACGACGGGCAGTAAATCATGACAGCAGTCCTCTGGCCTTAAGCTCTGCTCCCTGCTGGTCTATTTTGTCCTGCCACACCTTGCGCTGTGCCGGTGTGCCTGCCACCTCATAATCCATGTGCGGGAGTGTTGCCGCTGACAGTCCGGTCAGCCGGAGAACCGGCTCGCCGGTGAGGCTGATTTGCATCTGTTTTATTTTCTGTTCCAGCGATGATTTCACCTGCTGCATGACAGCTTTATCGGGTGCGACGTAGCCCTGATGCCCGGTGGTGTTGGCGAGCGGATTTTCCTGTACCAGAATGCTCAGATGCATTGCCCGGACAAGCGCCTCACAGGTTTCATTCAGGGCGTGTTCCAGCTCATGCTCTGCATACAGACTCAGAAGGTGATGATGTGCCTTCCGGTAGGCGGTGGCCGTGCTGTCACACGCCCCTTTCAGGCGTTCACGTTCAAAATTCAGCACCACGGCCAGATTGTCATATTCCTGTACCAGCTCCAGGCGTGCCACGCGCTCAATGTGGCGCTGTTTCAGCTCGTCGCTCAGGACACCACCGGCTGCACGAAAGGCCGTGCGCCAGTCGTCAGCGTCGTTTCCGTCGGCCTGCGTCAGCGCATTTTTTTCCTGCTTTGCCCGTTCAATGGCCGTGACGGTCTCATCCATCAGGCGGGCGTTCTCAAGATGGGCGGCTCTGGCCTTTTCCAGTTGTGCCAGCGCGGGTTGCAGATATTCAGGGATGGTGTTGTCAGACATTTTCCGGCTCCTCGTCACTTCAGGTTAAGAAAATTGTGACGTACACCGGACAACAACACGACGCATTGCAGATGTGCCAGCCCTGACACAGGAGACTCATCCTCAGACCGGCAAGCCAGGAAAAGGTCGCAGGAAAAACCGGCTTACTGTTTGTTTTTTTATATTTTACTGTTCACCTCTGTTCACCATAAGAAAAAAGATAAGTAATACAGTAAGTTAAAGGGTGAACAATCGCAGTAATGACTGTTCACCGTCTGTTCACCACTGTTCACCCGCTCATGGACTTTTTGTGCTGTTTACTACTGTTTATTTTTATTAATTCACTGAAATAAATAAGAAAAAACAATTTGTATTTCACTATAAAAAATTCCAAGTCCTTCAGAACCCTTTGAGACCCTTCCAGTCCGAATGAATAAAAAATATACAGTCATTGTAAGGCAGCCTGAACAAATCCCCCCTGTTGCGTCTGCCAAAAATATTCACAAAATAAAGCGCTACCCGAAGCCGGACGGACTTATCCGGTGCTGTATGGACATTAACGAGGTAGCCCGATGCAAGCTGTTTTTTCTTCCCCGTCTCCTGCCCCTGTGACGCCACTGATGCCGCTGCCGGACATCACGCAGGAGCGTTTTTTACGTCTGCCGGAAGTGATGCACCTGTGCGGCCTGTCACGCTCGACCATCTATGAACTCATCCGTAAGGGGGAATTTCCGCCGCAGGTGAGCCTTGGCGGTAAAAATGTGGCCTGGCTGCACTCTGAAGTCACTGCATGGATGGCCGGTCGCATTGCCGGACGCAAACGGGGGTACGACGCATGATGATGCCCGCTCTGCAAAAAGTCCCTTTTTCTGGCTTGCCTTTTTCCGGCATTTGCGGATATAGTTTTTCCGCTGCCGCAAAATCGGCAGCCGGGCGTGAGAACCCGAGCAATCTAACGGCGACATATGACGCGCCATGCGTCTTTTTTTGTGTCGCAATCAACGCCACAGAGCGCCAGATTATGGTGTGGTGTGTGGTCAGTCGTGCAGATGGCATTCCGTGCATCCTGCCCGCGTCCGCTCATTATGCCGCAGAGTCAATGGTAGCTCAGGCGGGGCAGCCTCCGGGCTGGCCGGTATCCTGTGAAGCCGGTATTTCCACCCCCGTCTGGGCTATCGCCATCGAGCGTGGAAACTCCGGCGATAGCGTTATTTGCTATTCACAGGAGGCTGCCATCATGGCTACACCCCTTACCCCCTCACACCCTGAATTTGTCTTTGTGTTTGCGGCTGTCCGTCGCACAGACCGTCATCCCCGTATCTGTATGCTTCGCACCGTCGCCGGTGATGAACGCAGTGCCCGCCGTTCCCTTGTCCGTGACTATGTGCTCTCCCTTGCTGCCCGTCTGCCGGTGGTGGAGGTGTCCCGTGCGTAATAAAAAAGCCCCTCAGACCGTCTCAGCACGTCATGACGCCCGTGAACACCTCAGCATTGAGGCTTACCATAAGCTCAACCGCGCCAGCGCCGTATCCCGGTTTGTTGGGGGTGATTTGATTCACCGTGAACTCTCCGGCCTGCATCAGCTCTACATTCCGCATATTTTCAGCTACCTGAATGAAGATATTGAGTTTGTGCTGAATGAGCTGAAAGCCAAAGGCCTGTGCCGCGATTTTCTCGCCCAGCAGAAAGACCGGGGAGACAGGACGCATGTTTGATTTTCCCCAGCCCGGTGAGATTTACCGTTCTGCCGGTTTTCCCGATGTGGCCGTGGTCGGCATTCTGGAAGACGGTATTCCGTGGGAAGTGCCGTACCGCTGCCCGGACATTGTCTGGAACCCGTACCGCCGTAAATTCAGTATCCTTGTGCGTATCCTCGCCGACGGGCGCACCACAGACATCCCGCTGGGGCGTTTTCTGCGGGAATTTACCTGTGACCGTCCTGACCTGTTTAAACGCAGCCCCGTAAACCGGCATGCGGTACTGAAAGAAATGGCCGGAGACCCGGAATTACAGAAATGGCGGGAGAAATATCTGGATATTTACCCGCAGGACACTGTTCCGGTCAGCCGGGCGGCACCGGTGGCGCGGGAATGGCGGGAAATTCCCCGCACGGAGCCTGACCCGGAAATCACACCGGATAACAGTTACCGCAATTATCTGTAATTAAAAAACGACACCCGAAAAATTAAATGTGCGTATTCGCGCAGGGATACGCACGTCTTCAGGAGACGCAGATATGCCTTATCAGTTAATGCAACCGGCACGGAATGCAGTCATCTGTCACAGGGAGGAAAGCAAATGAAAACACCCTTACCGCCCGTCTTACGCGCAGCCCTTTACCGTCGTGCTGTCGCCTGTGCCTGGCTGACCGTGTGCGAACGTCAGCACCGCTACCCGCATCTCACCCTTGAATCACTGGAGGCGGCCATCGCCGCTGAGCTGGAAGGCTTTTATCTGCGCCAGCACGGTGAGGAAAAAGGGCGCCAGATAGCCTGTGCCCTGCTGGAAGATTTAATGGAATCCGGCCCCCTGAAGGCCGCGCCGTCGCTGTCCTTTCTCGGGCTGGTTGTGATGGATGAACTCTGTGCCCGTCACATAAAAGCGCCGGTACTGCACTGAAGGAGAACAACACCATGAAAATGAACGTAACCGCCACCGTCAGCCATGCGCTCGGCCACTGGCCGCGTATTCTCCCGGCGCTGGGGATTCAGGTGCTGAAGAACCGTCATCAGCCCTGTCCGGTCTGTGGCGGGAGTGACCGTTTCCGTTTTGATGACAGGGAGGGGCGCGGCACCTGGTACTGCAATCAGTGTGGTGCCGGTGACGGCCTGAAACTGGTTGAAAAGGTGTTTGGTGTTTCCCCGTCCGACGCGGCCGCAAAGGTGGCTGCCGTGACCGGCAGCCTGCCCCCGGCTGACCCGGCAGTGACGGCCGCCGCCGGTGCTGAAACAGAAGCCGCCCGGAAGAACGCCGCCGCACTGGCACAAACCCTGATGGCGAAAACCCGTCCCGGAACCGGTAACGCCTACCTGACCCGCAAGGGCTTTCCCGGCCGGGAATGCCGGATGCTGACCGGCACACACAGAGCCGGTGGCGTGAGCTGGCGCGCCGGTGACCTTGTGGTGCCACTGTATGACGACAGCGGCGAACTGGTTAACCTTCAGTTAATCAGTGCTGACGGCCGTAAGCGCACCCTGAAAGGCGGACAGGTCAGGGGCACCTGTCACATCCTTGAAGGACAGAATCAGGCCGGAAAACGTCTGTGGATAGCGGAGGGATACGCGACCGCACTTACCGTACATCACCTGACCGGTGAAACGGTGATGGTGGCGCTTTCTTCCGTGAACCTCCTTTCTCTGGCCAGCCTTGCCCGGCAGAAG